TTAGAGTCTCTTCTACAAAAATACAAAATGGCTGATGAAACCCACAAGAAGTATGTTGCAGCTTTCGCTAAATACCAAGACGGAGAACAAAAGAAGAAAGCCGCCCTCGATGCAGAGGTTGCCCAACTGAAATTGGATGCAGTGGACGGATGGACTGCAGTGGCTGGAGCACTTGAAAAGAAATACCACCGAAACGTGGGTGCAAGACGCAGGCGGTTTGATTTGACGTGGGCTGAGGATATAGTACTGTACCAAAAGCTGAAAGAGGCTGAGAAACACTCCGACCATACCGAACCCTCCGACGCCGAGAGCGACGAGAGTTATGTCCCTCCGTCTCACGCGTCTTGTCCGAGTGATTATTACTCATCTGCATCTCCATCACCCGAGCCTGATACCGAACTTCGGACCATTGTTACAAAATTGGGAGAAGAAGTCGCCAGCCTAAAACTTCAAATGGATAAACTGGTAATGGATTTTAGTGGAAATCTTGTCAAAATTGATTAAAAACATTATAATAAATAAACTATAATGTTTTGCAGGTGGTGCAAAGATATTATACCCGAGGACGACATATGTGATAACAAAATATGCATTTATCTTGACGCTAAGATACGATCATTAGGGCTCTTGCAATTTTATCTGAAATGCTATTCAGTTCTAGAACCCTTTGAATAATTGATTTTTTTTCTTCAGGGGCTTGGCTCTCTTTCCGCTGTGGCGTAGATGCATTGATGCTCTTGTAGGCTGGGTTCTTTTTGAAATCCATATTAGATATAGTCGAGAGAAATCATTAAATCAGTTCAGAATAGCCATAATAGCCTAAATATCCAACTAAAATGAATAAAATAGTAAATTAAAAAAAAAGTGTTGTGATATTTAAATAGCATCTTAATTAAAAATAACCACATATATAATATATAATGGAAATTGCATTAAATGGGAACCAAATACTTGATTTGTTGGACCACAAAGCCAACCTCGTGCAGTATCGGGAAGTGGAAAACTACAGAACAATCGAACAATTACTGGGTCCACATATGAAATGCGTATTGCTATATCATACTTCTGCGGATTTCGGTCACTGGGTCTGTTTGTATCAAGTCGGAGAAACCATCTACTTTTTTGATAGTTATGGAGTAATGATAGACGACCAGTTGAAGTTTCTGCCCAAAAACCTCAGGGAAGATATGAACAGTTCGCACCGCTATCTTACAAACTTACTGTATAGGAGCAATAAAAACATAGAATACAATCAGTACGAATTACAGAAGCATTCTCCGCTTATACAAACGTGTGGGAGATGGTGTGTCAATAGATTAAGATATCCCGAAATATCAATCGATGATTATTATAAAATGTTCAAAGATGCATCAAAAGAAATGCCTATGGATGAAATTATTGTGCAGTTAGTTCCGATAAATTAAATTAAATACATATGATTATTTCATAATTAATTTAAAAATATAATATTCATAGATTATATAATGAATGGTATCTATGAAGACACTGATCAAGAGCACATCTACTACAATCTCAGGATAGATAATCCCCTCGACGGGATAGACAACTCGACAGACCAAACAACTGTTTTCGATAGACAGACCCAGCCTATTATCCGAAAACAGTCCGACTATCAGGTCGCCGTTGAAGCGTGGTCGCTCCGAGCCCAGCTCCCTATTTTCATCGCTACGATCGAACAGGGCGTTAACACGAACATTAACCTAATGCCGTTTGAAGTTTGCTATAGTTTTACAACGGGTGGTGTCACGACCGACTTCCTGACCCAACTCATATGGACACCCGATCCTAAATTTCTAAACGCCGCCATCGCTCCACTCCCGAAAGCACCCAACGATAACAACGGACTGCAGGATTTACTGACGAACCCTGGATATTATTGGTGCACGAAATACCAGCGGATGGTTGATATTATTAACACTGCACTGACTGCTTCATATACTGCGTTCAACGCCGCCCACCCTGGTATCCACGCTGCCGCCTGTTATGTGCAGTATGACGCCGTAACAGGCCTGTTTGGGATGGTCGCCCCAACGAGTTATGCAACGGCTGCAAATCCCGCCGAAGTCTATTTCAGTGTTCTGCTCTATAAATATATCGATACCATTAATGCAGAGTTCTATGGTTTCAACCGCCCAAATTCCAAAGAATACAGAATTAATTTCCAACTCCAAGCAGGCGAGGCAAACGGCTGGTCGACTGGCAACTATTACGCACCTGGCACCCCAGCCGCAACGGTTACCACACCACCTGCGTTAATCATAATGCAACAGGAGACCGACACCCGTTACCTGTGGAGTAATATCAAACAAATCCTGCTTACGTCGAGCAGTATTTCGGTAAGAAACACCTATATGCCGTTCTTTTCCAACCCATTCCAATTTACAAACAGAGACTTTGACGCATTCAACCAAAACAAAAGATCGGTCATAAGTTATGTTGATTACAACTATGCATCGCCAAGTCCGAGTATTCAATCTAGTCTGTCCCGTGATATTTATTACAGACCGACATACCGTAATTGGCAAGAATTGACTAGCGACAGTCCGCTGACTAACGTCAATTTGGAGATATTCTATGTTACTGAGGATAATTTCATTTTACCACTTAACCTGCCGAATAAAGCGTCCTGCTCTGTAAACCTGAGTTTTAGAAAAAAACTATAAATCAAAAAATTGAATTAGAAATAGGCCATTTATAATTTTAATAAAATGAAGCAATCAACCTGCTGTGTCTGTTTGGAAGAATGGGATACGATTGACTGTTATAGTTGCAATCGCTGTAAAGATGGTATTGTTTGCACCAACTGTATCCAATGTATAGACGAATTCGAAGAAAATGATATAATTACACACTGTCCAGTTTGCAGAGGCATAATGGTTGGATATTCAATGTCTAAAATGTTATTCTACGCTATGTATGATGGGCTTGGCATCCGTTTGAATAGAGACAATTATAATCTATTAGCAAGATGGCTGATGCAACGACCAAGACAATCTTCAGATTGGATGTGTGTAGATTGTGGCGTTTGTGGTGAAGAAGAGGTAGGCGGTGATAGACTAATAGCCGAACTTTTGAAATGTAGTATGCAATATGATATGGATTTAGCAGATGATATGGCGGAACGCCAGTCCCTCCAATGGGACGATGCACCATTTAGCATATAATTTATAATAATCTCTATAGAAAATTATATATTAATGCAAAACTCCTAAATGCGGCCCATATCCTAATATACACCCATTTTTTTTATTAATCTCTATAGAACATTATAAAATTAATAGGGCTTTAATACTAATAGCCGTTTCTTATTACCAATAATTGTTTTATAATATATAAGTTAAATTAATTTAAAAATAATATCTAATGTTAAATTATAATGTCCGAAACTAACTCGCTTCGACCTATGAGACTTACCAATGTGATTGATCCTCGATTAGAATGCTTAGAGCCGAGTCAGCGGCAGATGGAGTGGGGCATATTCAAAGGGACAGAGGGAATGAATAGTGTCGCCCAACAGGCTAACAGTTACTCCACTGCTGGTGTGACGTGGAATTTCAATACACAGAGTGAAAACGTTGTGATTGACCGCCGTATGTATGCCCGCTGCCAGTTCCAGATGACTTTCATCGGGACTGCACCCGTCGGACAAGTCCTGCTTAACGATGAAAGTGATGCCCCCCGTTGCCTCCCACTTGCATCTGTTACCCAGTCGCTCAAAGTAACGATTAACGGCTCGTCCGTTGAAAGTCAGTATGCCGATGCCCTCACGGGTCTCCTCCGCTACAATCTTGATGACCAAGTCAAAGAACACGACCTCTCTATGTCTCCATCGTGCCAAGATAAATTCCAGCGATATGTTGATGGCGTAGGCGGTGTCCGTAACCCGCTTTCCAACTACCAAAACTCTGGAACTCCCGTTGTGGGGCGTGGTGCATTTGTGGTTGATTCCATTGTCAACCCCCGTTCGGTTGACCCAGCCGTGCCGATTACGGCAGTGGTGACGTTTACTGTGACTGAACCCCTCCTGCTGTCCCCTATGCTTTACAAGTCGGGTGACCTCAGGTCAGGTCTCATCGGCGTGAAGAATATGGGAGTGTCTTTCAACTTCGCCTCGGGTCAACTCGCTCGTGTTTGGTCGAGAGCCCAGCAGGCTGGTGGTGTGACCATTACGTCGGCTGTGGCTGCTATTGGTGCGGGAACGACTGTTCCTCCTAGTCTGCTTGTCACCTACCTGACCCCGCCCCTGATTTCGCAGTCGCAGATCCCACGGCAGGTGAATTACCAGTATTACAAAGCGGAAACGTTTGTGAATGATATGAACACCACCCTCGCCTCTAACGTTACCCAGCGTTTTACCAATAACAGCATCCAGCTCTCCACAGTTCCAAAATGTATTTATATCTGGGCTTCTCGTGCCAATAACACAAAGACGTATGAAACTTCGGACACGTTCTTTGCCCTCTCCAATCTGTCGCTCAACTATCTCAATGTCGCTGGGCAATTCTCTTCGATGACCATCCAAGACTTATATCAGATGTGTGTGAAAAACGGATGTAATCTTAGCTGGCCGGAGTGGTCGGGAACCACTTTCACTATCGGCTCATCTATTACGGGGCGGTCGCTCGATGGGATGGTTGGCTCGGTTATCAAGATTGACGTGTCGGACTTACATATCCCGTCCAATGTCGCGAGCGGTATGAATGTGAATTCCCAGCTCGGTTTCTCGGTTGACGTAACCAACATTAACCAGGTCGATGCATTACCAGTTCAGCTCACAACCGTACTCGTGTACGATGGGCTTATGACTATAAGCAAT